CATCAAAACCTGTATCACCAGCTTCTTTTGCTATTTGTTCTCTAAAAAATCTTATAGCTGATTGTTTTGCTTCATCTGTTGGCGTATATCTATTAAAAAGTGTAGAAAAACCTTTACGTGGTTCTTCAAATATTCTGTACGTACCACCTATCCAATTAGAAACTCTATCTTTTAATAACGTCTGTAAATCAGAAACACCTTTGTTTAGTTTAGTTCCTTGAGCGTTTGCGTCTAATATATCTATTAGTTTCACAAACTCTTCTCTAGCATTATTGATACCACCAACTAGGTTGCCTTTGCTTTCTGCAGATACATTTAAATTATCAAACTGATCAATCAAATCATCTAATGCATCTTTGTTCAAAGATTTTCTAATATTACCACTAAATAAAGCTTCGTTGAGCCCTGTTAAAAATTTTGTTTTTTCTGCTTTCCCTGCTTTCCCAATAAGATTTTCTGCATCTGGATAAAAGCTATCCACTTCTTTTGTAATGTTATCTACAATTTCTTTTGCTCTGTTTTGATCAGAAGCTTGTAGTGCTTGTTTAACTTTTTCTTCATCAAATAATTCTTCTGTTAATCCTCCTCTAGGACTAAAGGGAGCTCTAACATATTTGTCTAACCATCTTGCAAATCTAGAATTGCTATAAGCTAAATCTTTGCCTCTTGATGCCAGAAGCTTGGCGCTTTTACCTACACCATAAACAAAAGGTGTAAAGGCTATTGATTCAGCTCCAAACTTTAATCTGTTAGCTAGTCTTCTAGCAGCTTCTTCTCTACCATAACCCTCATCTCGATCTAGTTGTGTAGGACCACCTTCAAACATATCTCCAAACGTTCCTATCTTTTCAACGTCAGCAACAAATGCTTCACCAGCTGCACCACCCATTAAACCTACTGCAAATCTAGGGTATTTAGCTTTTGTATTTAATTCTTTTGCTTTATCTAAAGCACTACTTAATTTTGCTCTGTCCCCTGTTTTTCTAAAACTAGCAAATGCATTTGTACGTTTAGCTTTTAATGCTTTAGCTGTTATATTTCTTGCAAGTTTATTAGCTGCTTTGAATCCTATTGTACCCGGAACTCCTACTTGAATTAATGCTTCAGTAAGTCTTCCTAATGCATTTTCTTCTGCTACTTCTTCAAATGGATTTAATTTATCAAAAAATTGATCTACACTCGCTGCTGTATTTGTATCTGCACCAAGATCAATAAGCTCTGCTGCTAATGAAAAAACTCCTTCAGGTACTTTAATTATACCTGACGCAATACCCGCTGCTACAGATGTATACCAAGATGTATCGTTGTCTCTTTCTGTCTGTGTTAGAGGTAGAAATTCTTCTGCCATTTAACCTCCTATGCCTGTGGATCTTCTATATCAAACGCTTCTTTTTCTTCGATAGTAAATTCTTTTGGTGGTCTGTTGTATGAAGGGTTTTTACTAAACTCTCCTGAATAAGACTCTGCCGGAGTTTTTCCAGCTTCATCAGCTGCAGAATCAAATGTATTTATATCAATAACTTCTACACCAAAACCTTCTGGTGTTTTTCTAATTCTTTTAAACTGTGCATCTTCAATGTCATAGTATACTTTACCAACGTTCTTTTTATTTTTAAAAGTTTTAGACTCAATGTCTCCATGTCTGTCACCACCTATTAGACCTGCAAAGCTTTTACCAAAAGTTTCTTTAGCTCTAGTTTGTAATCCACTTTTTTCATATGAGTTTCGGTTTTGAGCTAGTGTTAGATTACCTTCGTATAGGTCTAAGAATGTTGGAAGTAAATTAACAGAATCTTGAGACTTCATCATAGCAATATCTTTTTTTAATTGTCTTTCAGCCATGCTTTCACCTAACTGAATACCAGCTAGCTTTCTAGCTTCTTCTCTATCTCTACCTGCTTTTCTACTAGCTAAAAGATTTTTTACAGGTGCATCAGCTGCAGCAGCTATGTTTCTCATAGTTCCGCCAGGTAAATTACTTGCAGCAAGAGATGGTCCATATGCTAATAAGAAATCTGTAAGTGGATCACCTTTTTGAACAGGTCCCATTCGTTCAGTAATGATAGCATCTGCTTCATCGTAAACGCTTTTTCCTTCATCATAATTTTGTCTAGGCGCAATGTTCTCCATGATACCTGTCATGGCCTCACCACCTTTTCTAAACATTGGTCTTCTAAAAACTTTCATTAACTAAACGCCCTATATATTCCTGCTAATGTAGCTCCTGTACTTAAAGCAGTTTGAGCTGCGCTTGGAACTACTACCTGCTCTTGTTGAGCTTGACCTGGATAACCTGCTATTAAACTTGTTACACCAGATCCATAGTTTTGAGCTGCAGTTAGTGGTTGATTTAATTGTTGTAATGCTAATTGTTGTTGAGAAGACAATCTAGCTTGTTCATTTGCTTGTTGTAATCCACCTAATGTTGTTAAAGCTGTAACTTGTTGTCCAGCTAATTGTGGAGAGGTTCTAGCTAATCCTAATTGATTTGTTAATGCGTTTTGTAGAGACTGTTGAGCACTTGTAAATCCTTGTTGATTTAATTGTGCAAGTAATGCTGCTCGGTTCCTGTCGCTATCTGATTGATATTGTGCTCTCATAACACCTTCTCTACCACCACCAAGAACACCTCTAGATACAGCTTGTGCTGCAATACCAGGTAATCCTTTTTGAGCTTGTACATCAAACTCTGATAATGTTGCATCAATAACGTCTTGTTGATAAGGCGATTTAAAACCTTGAATTAAACTTTGTAATTCAGCGCCTGTTTTTGGAGCAAGCCCTGCTGCTGTTTGTAAAAAAGGTTGAAAGGATCCAAGACCACCTGCTTGACTAATAGCGTCTTGTGTTAATGCTCCTAACCCTGCTTGGAATTGTGGACCATATACTTTACTTAGATCAGCTGTCTTAAGACCACCAACTGCTTTTTGTAGATCATCTAAATATGTTTTACCTGCAGCTTCTATAAAAGGTGCGGCTCGTGTTGTTGATGTTACTGTTTCTGTTGCCATTATCCTACCTTACTCTCTAATTTTTTCATGGTGTCATACATAAGTTGAGCACCTTTATCAATATCCCCACCCCCTGCTGCTCTTACAGCGTCAGCAGTAAATACAAATTCGTTATTCGAAAGCATCGCAGGGATGTCATCTGCTTTCTCTTTTATACCAACTGGTTGAATAAATCCACCTGTTTCTCTTAAATCTAGCTCTTTTACGCCAGCTTTATTCTGTCTTAATGGTAGGCCCTCGATGCCTGCTGCCATAGTTACTTTTTCATCAGTACCCATAGCATAACCTATACGTCCACCCGCAGCTCTATATTCTGCTGTGTTCTCTTGTACAAACTGAAATACTTCTTCATCTGTAGCTTGAGGATTTAAATTTTTATAGCCTTTAGTTAAATAACCACTTAGTGATTCTAAATCTACTTCAGCATTTGGATCACTAGAATCTAATCCACCTGCTTCTGCTGCAGATAATGCAGCTGATCCTAACGTTCCTATTGCAAATGAAGCTAGTGTGCCTTTGCCTTTACTACCCATTCTAGAAAGAAAACCACCACCTGGTATATTACTCATACTAAACCCTCCAGGTAATCTTCCAAAACCACCACCGCCATAATATAATGCAGCAGCAGCTAGAGCCGCTTTACCTAAATCTGATTTTGCAATACTACTTATACCTTTACCTACGCCTTTAACAGCTTTACCTACGCCTTTAGCTACACCTTTAACAGCTCTACCTACAGATTTAACAATACTACCTAAACCGTATTGTGCTCTGCCTCCTGATGCCATATACTTTTGTGTAAGTCTTTCAGCCTCATCTCTTAATATGTCTAATTCTTCTTCTGTTAAAAGTCTTAAATCTTTACCAAACAGTTCTAAGGCTAATTCATTTATTGAATCTGTCATGTCTGGCCCTGAAGCCATCATTTGATTAGGTCTTAGATCACCCTGTAATGTTATGTTTGGCGCGCCTGCTGTGAATTCTTTTGCTTGTATAGTTTCTGTTATAGCCATAATTTAGTCTCATTTGTAGTTGAAAGGCAGGCGTACTTATCCTGAAATATCACACTTTATTTGATTTTTTTGCTATCGTCAACACCTTTGAGAGGTTGACTTCCTTGATATAAGTCGTCCCAAAATCTACCACAATAAGAATACTCACCGACATGTGTAATATAATCTTTCAAATATACATGTATTTTACCACCCATATCAGACCATCTTTGACAAAAACCAAAGTCTTCACCAAAGTATCTTTTAGTTTTAGGATCATGAATTGTATCAAAAAGATTAAACATATTTTCTTTTTTCTCTGTATTACCATTAATTATAGTAGGTTGATATATTTCTAGTTCAGGGTAGTGTTTAATCATCTTTTCTATAACTTCTCTCTTAATTAACATACAGCCTGTAGGAGCGTGAGTTACCTCTGCTACTCCATCTTCAACTTGTATTTTTGTAGGATCTTCTACTTTCAATGGAAATGTATATCCAGATCTTGCTAAATCATCTTTATCATTAACAGCTCTATGTTTTGTAGTCATTCGTCTCCAAGCCTTGTCCCAATCAAATGTTTTCATAGGATAAGGACAACCTATTACATCTTTATTTTTTTCTAACATTGTAAAAATAGTTTTACACTGAAAGTCTATATCTGAATCTATAAATAATAAGTGTGTATAATGATCAGGGTGGTTGAGCATTTCAGCTACACACAAGTTTCTACCTTGTGTAACCAATGATGATTTCATCAAAGTAAAACTTACAAGTATTTTTCTCTGCATACACTCTTGTTGAAATTTTAATACTGATTGACAATAATGCATGGACACATCGCTATGCACAGGTGTGCATACCATTATTTTGTATTTAGACTTCGTTCCAATATTGATCGTGGTAACTTCGGTGTCCCCGTCTGTAGATGGCTTAGTAAACCAGATGGGTTCATTGTTAGCGCCTTGCGCTTTACTACTTTTTTCCATGGGTAACCGCTCCTTCTAAAAATCTTTTCCAAGATGTGCCTATTTTATTCCAACCATAATATGCTTGTGCATAAGCAGATTGGCATTCTAAATGATTGTGTATTTCTTCTCTGTGTAAACTATCAGCAGCGGCTTCTATACCGTATGCAAATTTTTGTGCTAATAATCTATAATTTTTTTCGTACGGTATATACATTGGAAACTCAGCGCCTGTTTCAAACAAAGCACCATAATTAGTTGTAACACAATACAAACCTGCAGCCATTGCTTCCAACAGTGATATACAAAATGTCTCCTCAAAAATACTTGGATAAACATACATTTGATAGTTATGCATATGATCTTTTATAAAACCATTTGGCTTATAGCCGATATAATTAACATTATCTAATTGTTCTGCTTGTTTGTATAAGTCTTTATAGTTATCATTATTTCTTTCATAAAAATCTTTACCATATATTTCGCAAGAAGAATAAACATCTAAACTTATTAAAGGATTTTTTACTAACTGCATAGCACCTAATAATACTGACAATCCTCTCCAAGGTGTATTCTGATGTATAATTTTTATCGGTTGACCTTTTTGATAGGGTGGAGCTTTACCTACTTTATCTATACCATTTTTAATAACCACTGATTTATGTGTAGGTATATCAAAGTGATCTCTAAAATGCTCATAGTTCCAATGACTATTAAATACATACCAATCATACTTGTCGTGATTAGATTTATCTTTAAACCAAGGATGTAGATTACTTTGATCATAAGAATTTTTTTGCCACAAAATATTTATTTTTGTAGGATGTAAAGGAATTTTTTCTGGGACAGATGTACATATTTGTACTTCACTCAATAATTTATTATCTACATATTTATGTAAATAATCTTCTTGTATTTCAGTTCCGCCTTTAGGGTTTTGATTTATTGTCATTTTTACTCATCGCTTTCTGTATCATGTCTAAACCTTTTGGAGAAACCTGCACAGTTACATCTTGTACTATATCAGGTCCTTCTTTTTTTTCTTTAAACACTTCTTTGGTTTTAGTATTACGCCACGTAGTTATTGTAGTGCAATCTATTTTAAGTATGTTGTCTTTATCCGTTTTCATTCCTTCTATCTATCAAAGCATAACTTATCAAGCCTTGTATTTTACCACTGCCTGTAGCTGCTTGCACAGTTATAGCATCTCCTGCTTCTAAATTCAAGCCTTGAGATGAAGCATTTATTTGCGACTTAGCTGCTACATCATCTCTAAAAAATTCATACTCAGTGCTAGAATCAGACGAGTCAACAAAATTCATATTTACTAAAATAGCTGATGATGCATCGTTGTTTGCACAGTATATACTTTTAACTATAATTGTACCATCAGTAGGGCAAGTTAGAACTGTAGCTTTAGCTGTATCGGTTTGTTTAAAACCTTGATTTTTATAAAAGATACTCATGCTAGAAAATAATTAAATGCTTCCTGCTCGTTTTTTAAATCTTGTTGAAAAGAAAAATTAAGTTGCTGTTGCATTGTATTCAAAGCTTCTAGAACTTGTCTTTGATTATCGACTTCATACTCAGGTTTAGGTTCAGGTATATATGCTGTTATTTTTGCCATTATACCTGCGCTTTTAATTGAGCAAATTCTTCTGGTGTTACGGTCGAGCCTGTATTAATTGATCTGTAAGTATCGTAATCCATCATTTGTGTCATAGGTTGTTGAAATCTATCTATGTCTGCTTGTGTAATTTCAGCCATTAAATCGTTTCCAGGTAAGTTAACATCAATAGTTCCAATACCTGTGCTAGGTACATTAACTGATTGTGGTCCAATAGGATTAGCAAATGTTTCAATAACGTCAGGGTCAGTTAGTCCCATTCTACTATCTGTAAAACCTTTTAGGTCTCGGCCAGTTAAAACGTTTTGTGCTGTGCTTGGTGAAAATTTATCTCCATACATGTCAGTCATACCCATTAAACTATCTAGATTTTTTTGACTAAAAGTTTTACCTAATCTTTGTCTATCCATTATATTATCTATTCTACCTTGAATCTGTCTGTCTCTTCTAGCTTGTTCATATTGTTCTTGTGTTCTTGGAGTTCCATCAGGATTATAACCTCTAAGATCTTGTATATTTGGAAGATTTCTACCTATAAAACCTAAAGCAGGATTAATTAAACTAAGTAATCCACTAAAAATATTTCTAGGAGAAAATAAATTTATTTTAGCTGAGTCATCAAATCCAAATGTAGGTCTATCAATTAAGTCTTCTACAGCTTTAATTCTATTTAATCTATCGATTGTTTTAGTTCTAGTTCTATCTACTCCATCCCCACCGCTGGTTAAAGATTTATCTGTTACACCAGTCTTACCTTGAAGACCCATTGCTTTCTCTCTAGGACTTGGTCCTGTATTTAAACTAGTTTTATTACCTTTACCACCGCCTTTATTACCAGAAGGACCGCTTGGATCTCGTCCACCACCATACGCATCATCACCTCTAAAACCTTGTCGTTCGTTACCTTTAGGTTTTGCTAATTGTGGTATGTTGTATTGTACTTTTTTATCTACACTCATTATCTTCTTCCATCCGGTTGTGCATCAAGTCTAAAGGTTCCGTATCTCCAAGATTCACCTGTTGATGTATTAGCTATTTGAATTGCTACCAATCTACCTCGAGCTCTTGTATCTATCTTATCAGTTGTAGAAGTAACTGTAAAGGGTCCAAGTGGAGAACCTACAGGAGCATTATCAGGGTAATCGTTTAAAAATAATGTAACTGTAGAATTACCACGTAGATATTTAAAATCAGGTATAAATCTTCTTACTGACATAAAAAACTCACCATCTCCTCTGTAATCTGCAACCCCTGTTGATTGACCAAGGGCACTTTTTCTAGATGTAATATCCCAATCCCCTGATTTAATAAAAGCATCAATTGAGGTTGTACCAGAACTATTGATTTGATCATCGCCTACCTCATGAGCATAGTAAACAGATGCACCATATTTATTAGTTAAGCCACTAATAGCAGCAAAAATAGGGGTAGAAGTAGAATCATAATCAGTTGCATATGGTAAACTATACACCCCTTGATCTTGATAACTTGATCTATCTAAAGATGACGTTGTAAATACGTTATCTGTGTAATTGTATGTTACACATCTATCAATTTGTGTAGATCCGTTTTTTGGATAAAACCAATTAATCTCTGTGTATAAAGCATTTGGCCCTGAATAAACAATATCTGAAGCATCATAGTTTATACCTAAATTACTTCCATCCGTGTTAAATACAAAGTCTTCAACTAAACATGGTAATGATTTTACGGTACCATCAAATACAAAAAATCCTCCTTCAGCTGACATCCACCACACAGCTCCGTTTGCGTAAGATACAGCTTTAGAACTAATACATCCACAGTGTGTACCAACCTGTCTCACAGAAAAAGTAAATGGTGGTCCTACAAATTGAACTACGTAGGCTGCCTGATCAGTTAATACAAACACATAATCTTTACCTTGTATAGCTGCAACAATTTTGTTTCCTGTATCTAATCTAAAAGTACCGGCAGTGTTAGTTGAACTTGGAGCGTAAGTATTTAAATCTTCTTGATTGGAGAATCTTACAAACATCGGATCCTGAGTTGTTGAATCTCCAATAGTTGTTTCAGTTCCAAAATGAAATAAGTGTCTATCTCTATCTGACACTAGAGTTATTCGTGTAGCTGTAGGATTGTTTGTAGTGTTAAAATTTGTAGTGGTTGTAGATGCTCGGTTTCCTCTTGGTGAAGTTGCACCTGCATCCCAAGTAA